AGATTATTTGAAAATATAAATAGTTCATGGACTCAATTAGATAATGATATAGATGGAAGTGCCATAGATGATCGGTTTGGTTACTCAGTTTCTTTATCAGGTAATGGTAAAACTATTGCGGTTGGTGCGCCTTTTTATGATCATACTGGAACCGATTTTGGTATCGTTAAATTATATAAATATGATTATAAAAGTGCAAATATAAATAATGTTACTATTCAAAATGGAATAGTAACTGCAACTACATTTATTGGAGATGGCTCACAATTAACTGGTATTAATCAAGGCCAAGTTAATGGGGCACCAGGCACAGTATGTAAAATTCATATTCTTCCTTTTACTGATGCTGAAACTGCTAATACTAGTAGCACTAGTTATCATAATGTAGTAGGTAAATCTTTTACCAAAACAGCGGGAACAAATTTATTTGCTGAAGTATCTGTAAATTATACCATAAATGGACATGGCGATGATACATTTAACGCAAAATTAGTATTTTCGGCAAATCCATCCGTACATGGGGGTGATTATAATATATTATATCAAGGACACGGAGGAGCTGGAGGTCGTAGTGGAGATATAAATGGGGCAGCAGTTTATACAGATGGGACTGGAACAGCAAATTCTGGGTCACAAGGAATTTATTTACAAGCAAGAAGAATAGGTGCGGACGACAGCATAATTTTTAAAGCAGGATTCTTTAAAGTTACAGAACTATGGGCATAAGTAAATTATGGTATAAATTTTATAAATAATATTATATTAGACTTGGAATATTCAATTATAATTTACATTTGACTGTTAATTTGTTTTAAAAGATTACTATAGATTTCCATTCCTTTATTACAACACTCAAGTAAATTTGCTGTAATATTTTCTACTTCTACTTCATTCTTATATGCTAATCGAATAATACTTACATCAATATGAGGATGTGGTTTTTGGAATCCACAAAATGAAAGAATTTGCTGATTTTCAAAATAATCACTATAAAATAAATATTCTAGCACTTTTCCAAGCGTATAATCTTCTCCTTCTAAAATAATATCATAACAATTTTGCATAGTTGTTTCTGATACTTTAATAAATTCATTCGCATTTGAATGAATATCTACTTGATTTTTCAATTTTTGAATAATAATTTCAATTGCTTTAATTAAAATTGTCTTATTATCATAAATTCCAATACTTTCAATTGTAAAATCAAAACTATCTGGAACAAAATAACGTTTCGCATCTAAAAGCATAAAATCTTTTTTAAGAAATTCAACATCTTCTTTTTCTTTATCAATAGATCCCTCTTTTAATAACCATACTTGTTCTATTTTTTCATAATCTGGGCTATTACGATAAGCACATGTAGATACACAATTAAAACTATTATTTTCTTTAGCAATACCTTTACTGAATTTACAAGTAAATTTTAAATGTTCCCCATCAATAGTTTCACTAATTTTTGGACGTAAGCGAGCAAAATCAATATATTCTCCAGTTATTGGATCTGGTGGAAAAATATTTTTCAAAACATTATCGTTTAAATATTTATCTGTTTTAATATTCTTGATTTTGAAATCAGCAGTAGTTACATAAATAATATTATCTGTATCATTTTTTACATCTACTTCAAGTAAATAATCTTCAATTGGAGTTTCAATATCATCAATGTGAATAGGAATACAACTTAAACGCTGTTTTAATATTTCATTATTGAATCTAGAAGTATTTATAATAAACTCGGCATCATTTTGCTCATATGGACTTGTTCTAAAAACAATTATAGGAATATTTGCTAAAATAACACGTCTAATAGCATTAGCTAAACTAACATTTGCATTTTCAATAGTAAATTTAAGTTCTCCATTTTCTTCAACAATATTAGTAATAAAAATATCCATAATTCTCTTATTAATAAATAATAATAATATATTATTAAATCAATTTTTAAAATAAATAAGTTAAAAATTCATTATCAAAATAATATAAAAAATATAATATGAGTATGGTTCTATATTATAGTAATTATTGTGAAAAGTGTAAAGAAATTTTACCTATTTTAGCACAATGTCAAGCAAAAAAAGATATTCATTTTGTTTCTATAGATAATAGAGTGAAAAAGGAAGATAATTGTATTTATATTATCTTGGAAAATCAAAAAGAATTAATATTACCTCCTAATATTACAAAAGTTCCAGCTTTATTATTATTAAATCGGGGAAGTCAGGTATTATTTGGAAAACAAATTTTGGAACATATTCAACCAAGACAAATGGCAACTAGTAATAGAGAAAGCTTCATTCCACAAGAACCGATGGCTTTCTCTCTTAACGATATAAATAATTTTGGTGTAATGTCCGATAATTATAGTTTTCTAGACCAAAGTGTAGATTCTTTATCAGCTAAAGGAGATGGTGGTTTAAGACAGCTTAGAAACAACGTAACATTAGAATATACAGATAATATTGAGACACCACCAGATGATTATGTTCCAAATAAAGTAGATTCAGGTTCTTTGGAAAAAGCAAAAGCAGAACGCGATAGTTTAATCGCTCACCAACAACAACGACAATAAAATAATCTTAAAGATAAAAATTAAAAAGAGAAAAAGATGAATATATAAAATAAATATTTGATAATAATATTTAAATACAATAATATTATTATTAATTAAATGGAAAAATCTGATATTTTAAGTGCTTTCAACAATCATTTCAGTGATTATTTAGATGATATTGAGAGAATATTTTCCGATGATATGGATATTAAAACAGCGATTAATTATTTAAAATTTATTAGAAAAATGAATCCAAAAATTATTATTCGCATTTGGAAACTTTATATTTGCGATCCTTATAGAGAACCGATTACAAATGGAGATATTAATTTTTTTATGACAAAAGATTTCAATGATGATATTAAACATTTGGAATCTCAAAAGGAAATATTAGATAAGATTGAATATATTAAAAAGATTACAACTCAAATGGGAGAAGATAATTTAAAAAAGAATTTACAATATATTCAAAATCTATTAAAAATATGCGATATGTATCATTCTTAATAATTATATAAAATTATTATATTTATCTATTTTATATAATGTCTAACTATAAAGCTATTACTGGTTCCTCTAAAATAGTTCATCGCAATCAAGGGGGGTGGGTCTAAATTACAAGGAATACCTTCATCTACAAACTTAAATACATGGGCGCATGTAGCATTTAGAAATAGAAATGTTGTATGTCCATGTAAAAGAAATTATATTTTTTGTATGAATCAATTAGGTGGTGTAGGAGCAGGTGGTATTCCAGGACGATCATATGCATTTGCTCCAGGAGCCGATGGAACACATAAACAATTTTATTGTGGTAATAATTTTATATTATTTAATAAATTTGCTAAAAATTGTAATAATATCAAAGAAGGCATAAATGCTGGACCTTGTTTAATATGTCATAATGTAGATGGAACTCATGCTCATTTAATAAATAATCAATTAATAATAAAAGAAAATTCAAAAGAATCGGGGCATATGTGTGATATATGTATGAAAAACAAGGGTGAAAAACATTTTCATAATTTTTGTTAATTTATAATTTCAAATTATAAATAAATTTAAATAAATTATAATATAGTTAATTATAATTTATTATGGAAAGTATAGAAATACCAAATGAATTCAATAAAATTATTAAAGATTTTGTAAATGATTTACATACTACTTTTTCAGATATTATTACAGAAGATAAATATCAAAAACTTTTTTTATTTATTAAAGATGTTGTAGATGAAAGTGAATATAATTTATATGTAAAAGAATTATTTGATTATTGTAAAACTGTATTTCCTGAACGATTTTTTGATATTCTTTATCAAAATAATGATATGTTTTGTAATGAGGAAATTAATACCAATTTTCTTCCAGAATTAGATTTTAAATTATTATGGAAGGAAGATATTAGTGATAATACGAGAGAAACAATGTGGAAATATCTTCAGTTAGTATTATTTACTATTATTACAAGTGTTAAAAATGAAAAATCTTTTGGTGATACAGCAAAATTATTTGAAGCTATTAATGAAGATGAGTTTAAAAGTAAATTAGAAGACACAGTTGGCGAGATGTCAAAAATGTTTGAAAATATGAATTTTAATATAGATAACGAGTCTAATGATAATGGATATGATAATCTAGATAATAAGGATGGTGTATCATATGAAAATAATTATAATGATGATGGAACAAATCCACAAGATAGAGAGAAAGATTTTAATAAATTTAAAAATGACTTTGCTAAAAATTTACCAAATGCTGAAGATATTCATAATCATATTACTGGTATGATGGATGGTAAGTTAGGTAAATTAGCAAAAGAAATTGCTGAAGAAACATATAATGATTTAGATATTAATATTGATCCTTCTAATGCTGATATGAGCTCTATATTTAAACAATTATTAAGTAATCCAAATAAAATAATGAATTTAGTTAAAAATGTTGGTAGTAAATTAGATAATAAAATTAAGAGTGGTGATATTAAAGAAAGTGAATTACTTGAAGAGGCAAGTGAATTAATGAATAAAATGAAAAATATGCCAGGTATGGGAAATTTAGAAGGTATGTTAAATAAAATGGGTATGCCTGGAATGCCAAGTGGTGGAAAAGTTAATATGAATGCATTTAATCAACATATGCAGCAAAATATGAAAAATGCTAAGATGAGAGAAAGAATGAAAAGTAAAATAAATAGCAAAGATGGGGTTTCTCTTGAAGAATTAAATAAAAATATTCAGGAACAATTTGAAAATTATAATAAAAATCCCGAAATTCAAGAATTCTTAGCTTCTTGTGGTCTGGATAATTATATGGAAGATATTAAGAAAACACATAAATTTTCTACTGGAGAGAAGGTAGAACGCAGCAAAAAAACCGATAACCCTAATAAGAAAAAAAAGAAAGCTTCTAAAAAATAAATATTGTAAATAAAAATAATTACAACTATATATATATAAATGAATACACAATTATGGATAAATGACCCAACATTATTAATGAATAAAAATCATATTATGGAATTATGGCCTTCTCCTTCAATGACAACAGAAGAAAAAATTAATGCTATAAGTAGATTAATAATTATATTATCATTATTAGGATATTTAATTACAATGTCTTCAAGAATTTTAATGATAGGGTTTATAACTTTAGGTATTTTAATTGGACTTTATTATTTACAGCAAAATATTCAAGAAAAAACATTAAAAGAACAATTTGTTAATAATAGATTAAATAATAATTTATTACCAGAAGTTTATCCTAGTTTTACCGATCCAAAAACTTTTACAAAATTTAAAGACAAATTAAGCACTCCTACACAAAATAATCCTTTAATGAACGTTTTAATACCAGAAATTCAATATAATCCAAATAGAAAAAGTGCTGCTCCAGCTTTTAATCCTGAAGTAAAAGAAAATATAAATGAAGCTGTAAAAGAAAATACAATTAAACAATTTGATGATAAAAATATAGATGAAAGATTATTTAAAGATCTTGGCGATGCTTTTGTATTTGATAGATCTATGCATCAATGGTATTCTATGCCAGCAACTACAGTTCCAAATAATAGGGAAGGATTCCAAGAATGGCTTTATGGATCTATGATATCAGGAAAAGAAGGAAATCCTTTAGCATTAGAAAGAAATCATGGTGGAGCATATAACTGGACTATGTATTAATTTACTAGTATCTTTACTATATTAATTTATTATACATTAATAAATTAATGTATTAATATTTTTTTTTAACTTAAAGTTTTTATATATTACAAATATATATAGATGTCTATGACAAGTAATTTTTTATTTGATAATATGTCTAGAATAGGCAATGATGATTATGATGTTTCAAATAGAAATATTCAAAATACAAATGCTTGTACTCATATGTTAGACAATTTCAGTTTTTTAAATCCAATGAACAAAACTATTAATTTAGCAACTAATCAACCAAATGTTTTTTGCCAAGGCAGTCCAGCTGGTGGAATAAATAGTGATAATGTTGATGAAAACAGCATTTTGAAATTTGCTCCTATTTCAAAAGAGAGAGAAAGAACTACAGCTCAAGAACGTTTATTTTTAACTGTTCCTTATTTAGGAAGAGGACCTTCAAACCCTGTTTTAGAATCGCAAATACAACAAGGCGAACACCTTATGAATAGAAAAAGTCTAGATCCAAATAGTGAAGTATCTCATTCCGATTTCTTATTTACACCTTTAATTCCTTCTTTAGAAGCGAGTTTAACAAACCCTGCTAATTTAGTTGAAGGTGTTGCCGCTGAAGGTTGGATTCGCGGTGGATTACCATCTAGAGAATTAACAAGAGATGAAGATTACAAAGTAAAACATACACCAATGCAATAATTTCTTAGAATTTTAAACTATAATTTATATAATAATTAATATAAATATAAATTATAGTTATTATTATGAATGAAAATCTAAAAGATAAATATGATTTTAATATGCTATGCACATACAGTAAAATTAAAGATTTTGATGAGTCCGATATTTTATATAGAATACAATTTTTACAATTATTTTTTTTGAAAGATTATGATGATACAATTATTAATAATACTAGTTATTTATTATTCAATTACTTTCATGAAAATAATAAAATAAAAGAATTACTTGAAGTAACTTCTTTGAAAGATGATTTATTAACAGCATTTAGAATGTTTTTTGCATTTCCTACTTTATATATGTTTCATAAATTACTTTGTGATTTTTATCATGAAAAAGATTTTGATGAAGAAAATTATAAACAATTAATTAATTTCGCAAAAACAAATTATTAGTATATATAAATAATGGCTTCAACTAGAGATAAAAATAGTATAGGAAATTATCTTTTACAGCAAAGAGCATTAAATAGAACTTTTGAAAATATATGTGATTTCAATGGTCGCAATGGACATGCTAATATACCAGCTTTTCCTGAATTATCTAGACCATCTTATATGCCTCCAGATAATGTTTGTAAAAATTTTGTTGATGTTGAATCACAGTTATTAGGTATTAATTCTAATAATTTAGTAAATCCTAATAAAGAACCTGTAAAACCAGAAATTAAAAATCTTCCTCTTATTTCTTTCTTTGATAGAGAGAAGGTAATTATGCCACATGATTTAAAAGTAGATAATAATAGACCTTTTATTATGAATTAAGATAAAATTAATTAAATAAAAATTTTTGTAAAAATATAGTATATTTTATTATAATTTAATTATATACTATATAAATGAGTGGTGTATCCAATCAATCACAAATATATTCAAGTGCTACTTTAGGATCTGGAGGTGCGTCATGGAGTAATAGAACAGGACCTAGGGGACCAATTGGACCTACTGGAGCAACTGGACCTACTGGAGCAACTGGACCGACTGGAGCAACTGGACCTACTGGAGCAACTGGACCTACTGGAGCAACTGGACCTACTGGAGCAACAGGACCTACTGGACCTACTGGAGCAACTGGACCAACAGGACCTACTGGAGCAACTGGAGCAACAGGACCAACTGGACCAAAGGGACCAACTGGACCTACT